TTCCGTAGATGTTTCCTATACTTAGCAAGTCTTTGTGGTTTGACATATATTGTATTTATATAGTATCTGTTAAATTATTATTATTTTTGATATAATTAACATATTAACATAAATAAGATGCACAATTAATGGCAAAATCATTATCAAAAAACGAATATTATCTTGGTAACCCAAATATTCCCAATAAAAACTGGAAGGGAGAGTGGGACGAAAAGAAAGTTAAGCATTTGGAGAAATCTAAGGATAATCTATTATACTTTGCTGAGAATTTTTTCTATATCGTAGATCCTGATAAAGGGAAGGTATGTATTGAGCTGTTTACTTATCAGAAGAGAATTCTTAGAACTCTAAGAGATAATAGAAGGGTAATTCTATTAGCTTCGAGACAATGCGGTAAAGCACTAGATGTAAACACACCTATCAAGACACCTACTGGTTGGAGGAATATGGGCGAGCTTAAAGACGGTGATCAAGTTTACGGGCTTAATGGCAGTCCTTGTAATATAGTTAAAGCTCATGACGTAATGTATGATAGGATATGCTATGAGGTAGAGTTTGATAATGGTGAAAAAATTGTAGCAGATGCAGAGCATAACTGGTTCACACAGACTAGAGCAGAGCGTATTAAAGGCTTATCTGGAAGTGTGAGAACTACTGAAGATATTTTACACTCTCTAAACACATCTCAGGGTGAACCTAATCATCGCATTCCTACATGCGTTCAAGGGTTACAAGGCCCAGATATAGATTTAACTGTTGATCCTTACTTGATAGGTCTCTGGTTAGGCGATGGTTGCAAGGATTCGAGCACGATAACAATTGGGAAAAGAGATATTGAGTTTATGCTCTCAAAGCTTGAGGGTTATACTCAATACAAGGTAATAGTGAAGAAGTGGAAGGGCCAATCTGCGTATTCGGTTAGATTGGGAATGCTCAGCGGTCTAAAAGGAATGAAAAAAGAAGATTGTTTAAATTCACAATTAAGAAAATATAATCTCCTCAACAATAAACACATTCCAACAGAGTTTATGTACGCTTCAAGAGAGCAAAGATTGAAGCTACTTCAGGGGCTAATGGATAGTGACGGTTATGTCAACTCTAAAGGATATGCGCAGTTCTATAATACGAATATAGACCTCGCAATGCAAGTAAAAGAATTAATAGAGAGTTTAGGATATAAAACTACCTGCAAAATATTACAACCGACGTTATATGGTAGAGAGTGTGCACAATGCTTGTCGGTGTCATTCACACCAAGAGAAATGGTTTGTACAATACCATTTAAAGCAAAGAGAATTCGAGTATGTTCAGATAAAATTGATACGAGGAGGAGAAATCAGTGGAATTATATAAAAAGAATAGTGCCTGTAGAGTCTAGACCGGTTAGATGTATTACAGTGGATAGTGAGGATAGTTTATATCTATGTGGCAAGTCTCTCATAACAACACATAACACTACATGTTTGACAATATACGCTTTATGGCTTGCGTGCTTCTTCGATTATCAAAACATAGTAATTGTAGCTAACAAGGAGTCTACAGCTATGGAGATCTTCAGAAGGGTTAGGTTGGCGTATGAAGAGATTCCTAACTATCTCAAGCCAGGTGTTAAAGAGTATGCTAAAACATCTTGTGAATTTGATAACGGTTCTAGAATTAGTATATCAACTACAACAGGATCCGCTGCAAGGGGCCAGTCGATCAACTGCCTTCTCATTGATGAGTGTGCTTTTATAGAACCTGAATCTATATTGGAGGACTTCTGGAGATCGGTATTCCCTACTCTATCAAGATCTAAAAAATCTAAAGTTCTCATTGCTTCCACACCAAATGGAACAGGTAACTTATTTCATAAGCTATATGAGGGGAGCGAGAAGGGTGAAAATGGCTTTGTTTCAGAGAAAGTACCTTGGTATGACATTCCAGGTAGAGATGAAAAATGGAAGCAAGAACAGCTAGCAGCTCTTGGAAGTGTAGAGTCTTTCTTACAGGAATATGAAGTGCAATTCTTATCAGTTGGTGATTCGGCTATTAATGATGCTCTATTTTACGAATTATCACAAAAATGCGTAGATCCTTTAGTAGTACTTGATGATGGCAATTACAAGATATACGAAAATCCTGATAGCTCTAGAATATATGTAGCTGGTGTAGATATATCTGAAGGTGTAGGTATCGATGCTAGTGTTATTCAGATATTTGATATCACTGATCCACGACATATTAAACAGGTAGCAGTATATCATAATAGGCAGATACCACCTCTTGAGTTTACTAATAAACTGCATACAATTTTAAAAAACTGGGGATCACCTCTAGCTCTTATCGAGCGAAACAATTGTGGGGCACAGGTTGTTGATAGATTAGCATTTGATATAGGCTACGAAAAGGTAGTATCGTATGGAGCTAAGATAGCAGGTAGAAATAGACCTCAGATGGGTATGATAGCTCATACAAATACCAAGCAAAAGGGTGTATCTAATATGAGACACTTCGTAAATGATATGAAGGTTGTTGAGTTTAGAGATATAGAAACCCTTAAAGAGATTAAAGAATTTGTACGATATCCTAATGGTACATGGAAGGCGAAAGGTGGGTTTCATGACGATAGGGTAATGGCAGCTATGTACGCTTTGTTTATTCTAGATAAAGAGATTACAGAAAGATATCTCGAAATTTTAGAGGTAGATGACTACGGCAAGCCGTGTTCAGTAGCTCCTATGGACTTCGGAGTATCCCTATTTGAAAATCCTACTTCTATATATACAGACTTTGAAGTAGTTGGAGATAATAATACATTTATGACACCTATTGTATTTGGAATGGGTGGTAGTGATGTACCAGCAGAGATGTCTATGCTCGAACAAGAAGGTTGGTCAATCTTAGGATAAATAAAAGCATGCAGCAGTCCACTTTAAATAGATCCAGGTCAGATAAGTTTCTACTTGTATTTGATGTTCCTCCCATTCTAAAACTTTCTTCTAAACAAGTTACAGGTGAAAGAACGAATAGAACTATTATGCCGGATGCTGTCCAATTTTCGATTTATGGTACTATAGTACCTGAAATTACAGTACCAGCCATAGAAAATAGATACATAGGTAATACTCTTTATGTATCATCACACACTAAAAATTCATACCCTCCGGTAAACGTTAAGTTCAAGGTAGATAATGAGTATAATAACTACTGGGCAGTATATCAGTGGTTAAATCTCCTACACGATCAAGTAGAGGGTAGATACAATGCTAGAGATATAGAGGTAGATAAAAACTTCTCAGATTACCAAACAGATATTACATTGTACGGGCTAGATGAATTTAATAACAAGCGTATTAAATTCATATATAAAAAGGCATTTCCTACATCAATAGAGACAATTACTTATGATTATCAAAATGCTGAAGAGCTTCTAAGCGGATTCACCTTTGTATATTCTCAGATGCACGTTGAGTTGATAGATTAATGTAAAAAGTTTTTGAGAAGCCATAAATAGATTATATGGCAAGTAGAACAATCACATCTCCAGGTGTAGAGATCAGAGAAAGAGATCTTTCTCTTGTAGCACCAGCAAACGTAGGTACAACTGTATTCGTAACAGGGTACACAAATCAAGGACCTACAGACGAAGTTATTAAAATTACTTCAAAGTCTGACCTAGATCTCGTTTATGGAACTCCAACAAACTCAGCGGAAAGATACTTTTATTACACTGTAAGAGAGCTTCTAAACTCTCCATCTAACATCTACGCTTCTAGACTTCCTTATGGTAGTGATACAGGAGCAGGATTCAGCTCTAAGTTCTCCGCTCTAGCTTATCCTGCAGTTGCAACTAAGGGACTAAGTGGTTATACATCTACTCTTGCTGCAGCTACATCAGCACAGCTATCAGCTGCTCAGCTTACATTTGTAACATCGAACGGCTCTACCAAGACCATTGGATTTAGCTCAACAGCTTTAGCGCCACAACTTTCAACTCTTGATACTTACGCTATATATACAGCTGCTCCAACTGTAGCAGCCAGCGCCCTTGTAGATAGTCTTACTGCAGCTATTAAATCCGCTGCAGTAGATTTAAGTGCTACTCTTTCTGCATCATCGGGAAGTTCACTAGTATATACACTTTCAGCTTCAGTAAATCGATTCGACTTCGACTTTACACAAGCTCCTACAGGTACCACAGTCGTTGCGCGTAATTCGAATGACTCTTTCGATATCAATGAAGGTACTTACCTACTTGGTGCTCCTACTCACATGGAGCTCACAGAAGATCAATACAATTCAATCATTGATGGATCTGGGTTTCAATGGAGCTCAACCCCAAGTCTTTCTACTGGATTTGATACAGTTGCTTCTCTGAGTAGCGCTGCTGTTATTGTCGTTAACAAAGCTCAAACAGGTATTACAGATCAGTTTGAAGGTTACTATGTAGCTCTTGGGGATAACATGAATCTTAACCCAGCAACTGACTTTAATAGTATTGTTGGAGTTAAAACTTTGAATTCAGCTGTATCTTCAACTAAGACGTTCATAGATATTCCAATAAGCACATTGCAATTTAGCTTAACCTCTACATTTAACGGACCTGCAAACAGCATTTCCGAGTTGATGGAAAATCTTACTGATTATGACATCTCTACAGATAATGATGATGACCTTCTAAACGTTGGTGTGTTTAAGATTCGTAAATCCATTTACGCTACTGAATCGTTTGCGTTGGATTATGTTCTTGAAGATAGACTTGTAGGTTCTATTGATTATTACAGAACTATTACAAGTGAAAATGGAGGACCAGTAGTTAATAACTATATCGGCACCGTCGACCAAGGATCAAGAAACGTTGAAATTCTGGTTAACGACTTTATTTCCAACAGACTTAAGAATTCTTCAGTTGGTATAGACGGTGTACCTAAGAAGAAAATAAGAGTTCTTACATCATCTCTAGTGAGTAATAACGGCCTAAATGCTTCTTCTGGATTTTTAACTACAACAATACAATCACTATCCACAAGCTTAGGATTTGCAGATAACCTGTACGGTCTTGGTGCTTATGTTGGTGTTGTACAAGAAGATAAAGTTCTAGGTGATATTCCAGCTAAGATTGAGCGTGTTCTTGATGCTGTCAGAAACGATGATATCTACGACATTGATATTGTTGTTGAAGGTGGATTAGGAACAATTTATGCTGCAGCTTCTGGAGCTGGAAAGAACTACTATGACGAGACTCTACTTAACACTTCACTTGCAACTCAATTGTCTGGTATTCGTACATCTAATGCAATAGCTGGTGGAGGTCTAACATTAAGGAATAACTACAACACAATCTTCAATATCTTTGAGACATTCTGCTCACCTCCATATATTGGTGGTGGACGTGGTGACTGTGTGTTTATTGCAGATCCTATCAGACACATCCTTGTAACAGGTACCAACAATAAGGTAGCATCTAACAAGAATACAGTCTTCCAGAGAGACATTTACTGGGCTCTAAGACATCAATTCGAAAATGCGAATACATCGTATGCTATTGCATATGCAAACTGGGGCAAAGTGTATGATTCATACACAGGTCAACAAGTTTGGGTTCCATTCTCAGGCTTTGCAGCTGCTGCAATGGCAAGAACAGATGCTGCTAGATACCCTTGGATCGCTCCAGCAGGGTTTACTAACGGCTTAGTGCCAACTTCTATTGATCTTGCAGTTTCACCTAACCAGAAGCAAAGAGATGAGCTTTACAAAGTGAATCTTAACGCAGTAGCGTTCTTCCCATCGCAGGGTCAAGTGATTTATGGTCAAAAGACTCTAAGTCGTAAGCCTTCGGCGTTTGATAGAATTAACGTTCGTAGATTGTTCTTGGCTCTTGAAAGACCTACTAAGAAAGTTTCTCAGTTCTTCGTGTTCGAGCCTAACTCTACTTTCACAAGAGCAAGACTTATTAATACACTTACACCGATCTTTGATAAAGCACGTAATACTGAAGGTATTGAAGAATATCTGATTGTGTGTGATGAGCGTAATAATACCCCACAAGTTATCGACAACAATGAACTTGTAGTTGATATCTACATCAAGCCTATCAGAGCGTCAGAGTTCATCTTGGTGAACTTTATTGCTACTAGAACTGATGCTAACTTCCAAGAAATCATTGGTGGGTAATAAAGTAACTTCAACAATAAATAATATATATGGCAACAACAATTCAAAATTATTTTACACAAGCAGTTGCAAAGCAGTTTGCTAGAGACATTCTTTTCAGAGTAAAATCTATTAAGATAGT